GAGATGATCAGTGGCACTTCAAACTAGTGGGGCGATAAGTCTTAACCAAATCCACATAGAAGCTGGTGGAAGTTCTGGCACTGCTTGCACTCTCAACGACGCAGATATCCGTGGTCTCATAGGAAAAGGCTCTGGCTCTTCTAATTCATTCAGTGAATATTATGGAGCTTCTTCAGAAGTATACTTCTACGGATATTTCTCTGGTACTCTTACAACAACAGCACAAGCCTATAACACTTGGCTAAATGCCTTTATTGCAGCAACTAGTGCAACCAAGTTGTATTTTTATTTTGGTACTACATCCACTAAGCCCAGTCCATATTCAACTGTAACAACTAATGTTCAAAATTATAGATCTGCAATAGTGAATAATCAATCTTATGGTACTGGTACTTCAACCCAGCCGTATCTGGGAAGGGGCTGTGGCAATACTAGTTACAACACCACAGGAAAGTCATCTTGCAGTTGGCACCTCAATAACCAAAGTTCTTGTAGCTGTGACGGTGCAGGAAACAGAGTAATCAGACCGCATATCGGGAATTCGAACTGGGGCGGTGTTAATGGAGGCTGTGGCCAACCTGCACAATATATGGGAATAGGGTTCTCTTAATATGATCACTCATGAATTTACTGATTCTGATGGCATGAACCATACATTTCATTGTATGGCTTGTAGTTGTGTAGATTGCCAAGACTGTGTTGATAGTATAACTAATCAATATACAACAGCTGGAAAAACTGTACACGAAGCGATTCCACATGACTATGATGAAGTACAAGAGTGCGGATCATCTCATGCATTAGAAATTGTCTGGACCCAGTAAGCTCGAATAAATAGATGTATAAATACATCTAAACCGTTCGGGATGTTTATACATGGCCAGGAAAGTCAGTACATTATTACCATCAGGAACTGATACACTCGCGTCTCTCTTGGCTCGAGGATCAACGTCATCTTCCACAATTGCTACCAACAACCACACTATTTCTAGTGGTTCGACTTCTGACGCTTTTGTAAAAGTACAGACCGACAATAGAATACGTGGGCTGTTAGTTAAAGACAGTGGCCAGTTTGGTCTGTATGACTACGACAACTCTGCGTTTCGTTTGCAGATTGACAGTAACGGTAATGTCACCGTTCCACAAAACTTAACAATTAGCGGCGACTTTACTGTAACTGGAACCAGCACGACTCTGTCAGCCGAAACTTTGATCATCGATGACCCAATGCTTCACTTGGCGCACGGTAACGAAACAGCCGATATTGTGGACATTGGCTTTATTGGTCATTATTCTGACGATGGTGGCACCACCAAAAAGCACACAGGTCTATTCCGTGATGCGAGTAATCAGCAGTATTATGTTTTCAATGCTTATGTTGATAGCGGTCTAGATAGTTCTGTACCAACTTCTACTATTAATCGTTCCGACGCTACTTTTGCACTAGCTGCTCTGAATGGCAGTGCACTTAATGCAGGTGTACAGGGGTCAACATCGGGCACAGTGACTGCCTTTGGTGATGGTAGTTCTAATGGCGGTACTTTAAAAGTAGAGACAGCAACTTCCGCTGAATATGTACGACTCAAAGGTGGTGCAAGTGGCGATATTACTCTCACTTTGCCAACTACAGTTGGCTCTGCTGATCAAGCGATTACCAGTAATGGCAGTGGTGTCCTGTCGTTCTCATTAAAAGTTCCAAGGATCTATGATTCAGCTGGAACGTTGCTCAACTAATAGGAAAGAAAATGGCAGTAGTTAATAGCAGACAAGATTTAATCGATTACTGCTTGCGCAGATTGGGCGACCCAGTAATTGAAGTAAACGTCGACGAAGATCAGATTGAAGACAAGATTGATGATGCCATTCAACTGTATCAGGAGTTTCATTCTGACGCGACTTTTCGCACATACCTTCAGCACCAGCTGACAGCTGACGACATCAACAATAAGTATTTTACAATCTCTGATCAAGTGCTGTATGTGACCAAAATGTTTCCTGCTGATTCCTCTTTTGTGAACAGCACGAATATGTTTTCATTCCAATACCAATTTGCGTTGAGCGATTACCATAATCTATCTGACGTTGGTAGCGGTGGTCTTGCTTATTACGATCAAATGCAGCAGTATTTGACTTTGATTGATATGAAGATCAACGGTACACCGCAGGTCACTTTCTCTCGCCGTCAAAATCGAATTTACATATGGGGCGACATTGAAGACAAGACATTAAAACAAGGCGACTATGTTTGCGCTGAAGTTTATATGATTGTCGACCCAACAACATACACTAACGTGTACAACGATATGTTCATCAAAGACTATACCACCGCATTGATCAAAGAGCAGTGGGGATTGAATATGTCTAAGTTTGAGGGAATGCAACTTCCAGGAGGAGTTACCATAAATGGCAGGGCATTGCTCGAAGATGCGCGACAAGAAAAAACAGACATCCGTGAGCGCATGCGTCTCGAGATGGAAGTTCCTCCAGAATTTTTCGTGGGGTAATGAATGGCAACCTCACCATACTTTCGGCATAATGTAAGAAGCGAACAGAATCTTTACGAGGATTTAATCGTCGAGTCCATTAAGTTTTATGGTCAAGACGTCTACTATATTCCTCGTGAGGTCGTACATCGCGATATGATCTTCAATGACGAGATCCTATCTCGGTTTGCTTTTGCATATAAAGTTGAAATGTATATCCAAAATGTTGAAGGGTATGATGGTGACGGTGATTTATTCTCCAAGTTCGGCGTTGAGATTCGAGACGCAGTAACCTTTGCTCTGTCCCGCCGCAGGTGGAACCGTGAGATTCGCTCTTATCAGACAGAGACCGACACCTCTAAGTATTATCGACCAAGGGAAGGTGATGTAATTCATCTACCTATGTCAAACTCCACATTCGAAATTATGAGTGTGAAGGATGAGAATCCATTCTATCAGCTGGGCAACCTGCCTATCTTCTCGCTCCGTTGTGAGTTGTTTGAGTACAGCGGTGAAGACTTTGATACTAATATTGGCGCCATTGATCAAATGGAACAGTTTGGTGCGTATCAATATCGGTTGACGCTGGACTCTGCCTCAAATGGATTCCAAGCGAATGAAATTGTCACTCAGGTAAACAACACTTACACCATACAAGGCGAGGTTGTAAACTGGAATGACTCTGATCTTCATCTCTATCTGGCTCATGTTGGTGCGACCAATGACTCTGATTATCGCACGTTCACCCTGACTTCTCAAATTACTGGCGGTGACCTCAACTCAGTCGCGACTCCTACATTAATACAGGAGATGCAAGATATTCAACTGGGATCACCAGGAGGCAGCTCAGGATTGGTTAGTGACTTTGATATTTCTGCATTTGAGTTTATTGACTTCAGTGAAAGCAATCCATTCGGAGATATATCATAATGTTTGGAAACCACTTTTACAACGAAAGAGTAAGGAAGTCAGTCGCAGTATTTGGCTCGCTTTTCAACAACCTCTATGTCATAAGAAGGTCTGGTGATAAAGTATTGAACCAGTCCCGTGTTCCTCTGGCATATGCTCCTCAGCGAAAGTTTTTAGAGCGCATTCAACAGATGCTTGATGGCGAATCAGCAGAGCGCCAAGTTGCTGTCAAGTTGCCTCGTATGTCGTTTGAGATTACAAACATAGCATACGACCCAGCAAGGCAGTTACCAAAGACAAATTATTATACAAAGGCTGGAAACACTAGTGATGCGAGAAACAAGTTCTACACTAGTGTGCCATATATAATCAGCTTTGAGTTAAACATCTATGCAAAGCAACATGATGATGCATTGCAAATTGTAGAGCAGATTGTACCATACTTCAATCCACAGTACACTATATCAGTCAAGCCAATTAGTGGTTACGACAGCATTGTTGATGACGTTCCTCTCATCTTAAATGGGATACAATTCCAAGATGATTTTGAAGGCACTATGGAGGCGCGTAGAACGGTCATATATACTATGCAGTTTGATATGAAGATTGCATTCTATGGTCCGAAGCCATCTGAAAGTGCAGTCATTACTCAAATCGATATAGACTTTTTCGATATGGACGTCAACTCAGCCGACTCAGACGAGTATCTTGAGACGGTTCGAGTGACGAATACAAACAATTATGATGTTTTGGATAGTGATTCTCCAATAAGTTTGCCGCATGACTACGAATGATGATAAAGAAAACGATTATGAATTCACTCGAGAAACTCTCTACGATCTGATTGTAAAAGGTAGAGAGGGAATCGACGAGTTTATGGAGGTCGCTCGACAGAGCGAGCATCCAAGAGCATACGAAGTCCTTGCTAAACTAATTAAGGACACCGCTGATACCTCATCACAACTTATGGATCTCCACAAAAAGAAAAAGGAGATCGAAAAAGTTGATCAACCGAAACTTCCCCCAACTACAAATAATGTATTTGTTGGTTCAACCACTGACTTGCAAAGAATGTTAAAGGGTGTTAATGAACCAAAAGATGTGACCGTCGATGATAGTAGAGACTCAGAACGATAGGCAACATACCTATCTCGGTAACGTTAATGTAAAACGAGATGGCGTTGAAGAGGATTGGACTCAGGAGAAAGTTCAAGAGTATGCCAAGTGCATGCAAGACCCATCATACTTTGCGCGCACCTATCTGAAGGTCATCAACCTCAATAAAGGTCTGGTGCCCTTTGAGTTGTACCCATACCAAGAAACGATGTTCAAGCAGTTTAACGACAATCGCTTTAACATTGTCCTTGCTTGTCGTCAGTCTGGTAAGTCTATTTCATCTGTGGCATATCTTCTTTGGTATGCTTGTTTCCACCCTGAACAGACAATCGCTATCCTAGCAAACAAAGGCGCGACTGCTAGGGAAATGCTTTCGCGTGTTACTTTGATGCTAGAAAACCTGCCTTTCTTTTTGCAACCTGGATGCAGGTCGTTAAACAAAGGGAGCATTGAGTTTAGTAACAACTCTCGAATTATTGCCTCTGCTACTAGTGGATCATCTATTCGTGGTTTGTCAGTAAACTTACTATTCCTTGACGAGTTTGCTTTTGTTGAACGCGCCGCTGAGTTCTACACCTCGACCTATCCAGTTATTTCATCAGGCGCAAGCACCAAAGTGATTATCACTTCTACCGCTAACGGTATCGGTAATCCGTTTCATAAAATCTGGGAAGGTGCGGTACAAGGTGTCAACGAATATAAACCGTTTCGTGTTGATTGGTGGGACGTACCTGGAAGAGACGAGGAATGGAAACAAGAGACAATCAGTAATACTTCCCAGCTACAGTTTGATCAGGAATTTGGTAACACGTTCTTCGGAACAGGCAATACGTTGATCAATACTGAAACGCTATTGAACCTGAAGGCACAGCCACATAAGCGAGTTTTGGAGGGTGGGGATCTACTGATATACTCCGATACCAAAAAGGGTCACCAGTACATTATGTGTGTCGATGTAGCAAAAGGAAGAGGTCAGGATTATAGTACGTTTAACGTAATCGACATTAGCGAGCGTCCATTCAAACAAGTCGCCGTGTATCGGAATAATATTATCTCTCCAATACTCTTTCCAAACATTATCTATAAGTACGCAAATCTCTACAACAAGGCATATGTCATTGTGGAAAGCAACGATCAGGGTGCATTAGTTTGTAATGGGCTATACCATGATTTGGAATATGAGAACATGCATCTTTCGTCAACAGTCAAGTCTAGTGGCATTGGCGTAGAGATAACCAGAAAAACTAAAAGGCTCGGTTGCTCTGGGTTCAAAGACCTATTGGAAGAAAATAAATTAGAAGTTGTGGACGATAATACAATTTTAGAAATTAGCACCTTTGAGGCGAAGGGTAGTTCATGGGAAGCGTCCGAGGGTAATCATGATGACCTAGTGATGAACCTAGTCATGTTTGGGTTCTTTGCCACCACCTCGTACTTTATGGAGATGACGGATATTAATATCAAAGAGATGCTGTATGAACAGCGTATGCAGGAGATTGAAGCTGATGTACCTCCGTTTGGTTTCCAAGATACAGGCATTCAAGAAATCTCTTATGAAGATAAAATGGATCCATATAGTATGATGGACTACACTATTGACCACACCGTTGGCCAAGATTGGTGAATCTATAAATATATCCATTGAACATCTAAACAGATGCGTCCTTATTATGCTAACATATCATAATTCTTTCGAAAGAGGATAAGAAAATGGCACTGACAGCTCCTTCTATGTCACCTGCTATCGTCGTCAGAGAAATCGACTTAACTGGTGTTGCACCAAATGTCGAAACTTCTTTGGCTGGCTTTTGCGGTGCATTTAAATGGGGTCCAGTGGACGTACCAACCCGAGTGCAAAATGAGGACGTACTGGCTACCAAATTTGGGACACCAGATACGGCTCAAGCTGTAGACTACTTCAGTTGTGCTCAGTTCCTGCGTTACTCTGGAAACCTTATCGTCAATAGGACGATACCAACTGGTGTTCTTCCCGAAGGTGTAGACTCAGCTCTCAACGCTAACGTTGAAGGATTGAGCGGCACCCTGATCAAGAACGAAGATCACTTTGAATCACAAACTCTGACAGATAGTTTCTATGCTAAGTATCCAGGTGAGCTGGGTAATTCACTGGCTGTTGAAATTTTCTGTATTGAGTCTGGCGAATCAGCAGCATCTAGTACCACGGCTTCATATTGGGAGTCTTGGACATATGCTGATCAATTCGAAGATATTCCTGGAACATCCCAGTGGGCACTAGATGCTCCTGGAACTAACACCAATGACGAAGTACACATTGCCGTAATTGACTCAGATGGTCTTATTTCTGGTACAAAGGGTACAGTCCTCGAGACTTTCCCATTTGTTTCAGTAGCACTTGGTGCTAAGACTGCTGACGGTGGCGATAACTACATCAAGAATGTTTTGAACAATGGCTCAAACTACATTTGGTTTGCTTCAGTTGACTCTTCACTTAATATGCTTGGCGACAACCAGCATCAAACTAATTGGGGAACAGCACCTTCTGCTGGTACGACAACTGACTACGCATCAAGTGTAAGCTGGTCCGAAGCAAACGCTAACCATGCTCTGTCTGGTGGACAAGATCATGGCACTCTTGATGAGGGTGACTACGCTATTGGTTTCGATAAGTTCGAAGATGTCGATGAAGTCGACGTTCAGATCTTAATCGCTCCAGGATTAAATGGCAAGACAGGTCAAGTTACTGTAGTAAACGACCTCGTTGGTATCGCTCAATCCACTCGAAAGGATTGTGTTGTGTGCGCGTCACCAAACCGTACAGCTGTTGTCAATAACATTGACCCAGTTAACGATACTTTGGAGACGACTAATGACTTCAGCGCATCTTCATACCTAATCGTTGATAACAACTACTTGCGCATTTATGACAAGTACAACGATGAGTACATTTATATACCAGCCGCTTCTACCACTGCTGGTCTGCTTGCAGCTACGGATGCAAACTTTGGACCATGGTACTCACCAGCTGGTGAGCGACGCGGTGAATACACTGGTGTAACTAACCTTGCTTATAGCCCAAACAAGTCTGAGCGAGATGAGCTGTACAAGAAGGGTGTAAACCCAATCGTACAATTCCCAGCTCGTGGTATTCTTTTGTTTGGCGATAAGACAAAACTTGCACGACCATCAGCGTTCGATCGAATCAACGTCCGACGTTTGTTCCTTGCTCTTGAGAAATCTGTCTCAATTGCTGCACGAAACTTCCTGTTCGAATTCAACGACGAGTTTACTCGCTCTGAGTTCGTAGCAATCGTTGAGCCACTCCTCCGTGAGGTACAGGCTCGTCGTGGTATTCAGGACTTCTTCGTACAGTGTGACGAGAGGAACAACACGCCAGAAGTTATCGACCGTAACGAACTGGTTGCCTCAATCTTTATCAAACCTGCTCGATCCATCAACTTCATCACTCTTAACTTCGTTGCTACTCGCACTGGAGTTGACTTTGAGGAGATTGTTGGGCGAGTTACTTTCTAACTTGAACTCATCTAGGAGACTATAATGGCAGTTTTAAGAGTAGATGATTTCAAAGGCAAGCTGAGTGGTGGTGGTGCTCGTGCTAACATGTTCAATGTTATGTGCGAGTTCCCAGGTTACGCTGGTGGCGATAAAGAACTTACGAGCTTTATGGCACGCGGTGCACAGGTTCCAGGTTCTACTATCGCAGCAATAGACGTACCATTCCGTGGACGTATCCTGAAGCTGGCAGGGGATCGCACCTTTGCTGACTGGACTGTTACGATCTACAACGACACGAACTTCTCAGTCCGTGACGCCTTTGAAGAATGGATGAATGGCATGAACAGTCACCAAGGAAACCTTGGTACTTTTGCCAACGATGCTGGTTCAACATATGCAACAGATTGGGATGTAGAGCATCTTGATCAAACTGGTACGGTCATTAAGACCTATAAGCTGCGAAATGCTTTCCCAGTTGATCTCTCTACGATCGAACTGTCATATGATCAGGCAAATGAAATTGAGACGTTCTCAGTTACAGTTGCCTATGATTACTGGACAAGCAACACAACCTCGTGATCAGCTATTTAAGCTGACGCTAGATATACGTGGGAGCGGTTCGCCGCCCCACGTTTTTCTCTATACAGGACACTAAGATGGCTGACGACGGATTTAAAATATTCGGATTTGAAATAAAGAGGAACAAGAAAGATGCAGCGGAACCATTACCGTCTGCTTCAGTTGTACCTCCTGCTGATGATGATGGTGCTGGATATGTCACTTCACCGAGTTACCATTATGGCATGTATGTTGACATATATGCTGACTTACACGTTAAAGATCAGATTGATCTTATCAAACGTTATCGTACCTCTGCTACTCAACCAGAGGCAGACATGGCAATCGAAGAAATTGTCAATGAAGCAATCGTCATACCTGACGATGAAAACTGTGTGACCCTAAACCTTGATCGTGTTGATGTATCTGACAGCATCAAGAAAAAGGCACAAGAAGAATTTGACGGGATCTTGAATATGCTTTCGTTCAATGAGCGAGCACATGATATATTCAAGTCTTGGTACGTTGATGGTCGTCTATACCATCATTTGGTCGTCGATAAGAATAATTTAAAAACAGGTATTCAGGAAATCCGACCAATCGATTCAATCAAGATGCGCAAAGTTAAGGACGTCAAGAAAGACACCGACCCTGCGACTGGCGCAAAAGTAGTAAAGAAAGTTGATGAGTTCTATATCTTCAACGAAAGGGCAGACAAGAAAGCAAAGCCAGGAGTGACTATCAACGACGGTGCAAACAAAGCTGTTAAGTTATCAAAGGACAGTGTCAGTTATGTCACCTCTGGTATGCTGGATGAAACAAAGTCAAAAGTTGTTTCTCACCTCCACAAAGCAATGCGCTCTATTAATCAACTGCGCATGATGGAAGACAGTTTGATCATCTATCGTTTGTCGCGTGCACCAGAGCGTCGTATTTTCTACGTTGATACTGGTAACTTACCAAAGGGTAAGGCTGAAGAGTATATCAACAGCCTGATGAGTCGCTATAGAAACAAGCTGGTGTATGATCAAACCACTGGCCAGCTGAAGGACGATCGAAAGCATATGTCAATGCTTGATGACTTCTGGTTGCCTCGTCGTGAGGGTGGACGTGGTACTGAAGTGACTACACTTCCAGGTGGACAAAACCTTGGTGAGATCGATGACATTCGTTACTTCCAGCGCAAGCTGTATCAGTCACTGAACGTACCAGTGTCGCGACTTGAACAAGAGCAAGCATACTCACTCGGTCGTGCTACTGAGATCAACCGAGAAGAAATTAAGTTTCAGAAGTTTATCACTCGATTGAGAATGCGTTTCTCTAAATTGTTTGTCGGTATTCTGAAGCAACAACTAGTATTAAAAGGCATCATCACTGAGGCTGATTGGAACAACTCGTTCAACAATAAGCTGGTGGTTGATTACTACAAAGACAACCACTACACTGAGCTGAAGGATGCAGAGGTAATGCGTGAGCGTTTGAACCTTATGGATCAGGCTTCTCAGTATGTTGGTGAGTATTTGTCCAAAGAGTGGGCGATGAAAAATATATTCCATTTCAACGACGAAGATATCGAGAAAATGGATAATCAACGACAAAGTGAAATTGATTCTGGTGACGTAGATTTGGAACCAGATAATGATAACCAACCTGAGCAATGAGGGATATTATGAGCGAAGAAGTAGAAGTAAAAGACGAAACCCCCGAGTATAGCGTTCAAGCAATGCTTGATGCTATTCATAGCAAAAACCTCGTAACGGCAAAAGCAAACTTTGATGCTGTAATTCAAGGCAAAATTGACAACGCCTTGGACGCGGAAAAGGTTAACATCGCCAATCAGGTATACAATGGCATAGAACCTGAAGCTGAAGTTGAGACCGAAGAGCCTGAGTCTGCTGAGCTAGAAGCAGATGATGCATCAGAGGAAGAAGTTGCGGACGAGGAAATCTCTGACGAAGAAATCGAAGCAGAAATAGATGCTATTATTGCTGACGAAGAAGAAGAGTCAGAGGCAGAAAATGTATAAATATTTCCTATGAAGACGCTACAAGAGCTTCGAAATAAAAAATTAACGGGCAAGGTCGTGTTCGATAAGCGGATACGGCGCGTGCCCGTTAAGATTGTTAAGGACGTAAAAGGGTTCACCGCATACGTCGATGGTGATAAGTTAGACACCTATCGGTCAGAACGGGAAGCCAAGAAGTCCGCTGAAACTGCAATCAAGGAACTAACATGAAACTAATTGCGGAATATAACGAGAACAGCCTTCAGTGTCTCGTAGAAGAGAAGAAGGATGGCAGCAAGAAGTACATCATTGAAGGCGTATTCGCTCAGGCTGAACAAAAGAACCGCAACGGTCGCATCTATCCAAGAAAGATTATGGAGAAAGCGGTCGGTAAGTATGTTGATGAGCAAGTTTCAAAGAATCGTGCGGTTGGCGAGTTGAACCATCCTGAAGGTCCGACTGTCAACCTAGACAAAGTTTCGCACCTTATCACTGATCTTCACTTCGAAGGCAATGATGTGGTCGGAAAGGCATCAATTCTAGACACTCCTATGGGTAAGATCGTACAAGGTCTGCTTGAAGGTGGGGTCAACCTTGGTGTCTCAACTCGTGGAATGGGTAGTCTTGAGTCGCGTGGCGATGCCATGTATGTAAAAGAAGACTTTGTTTTAAGTACAGTTGACATTGTACAAGATCCATCAGCACCAAATGCTTTCGTTAATGGAATTATGGAAGGTGTTGAGTGGGTCTGGAACAACGGCGTTCTTACCGCTCAAGAAATATGTGAAGATCAAGAGACTGAAATCGAAATCGCTCCTCCTGTATTTTCTTATGAAAGTCAGGCACGTGAGTATAAAAATTTCCTCTCATCTTTAAAGAAGAACTTTTAATCGAAGGAGTCCATTATGGATATCGAAAATGTAGAACTCCACGATGAGCTGGAAGTCGTGGGAGAAGCAAAAGTAGATCCAGATGCTGGTACAGAGGCGCAGTCAGTTGCCGCAACTGACAAAGCTGGGGACGCAACGAAGCAGGCACCTGCTCGTAAAGGCGACCAGAAAAACAGTGAGCCAATGCCAAAGACTAAAGCAGCTATGATCAATGCCATGTACGGTAAAATGAACGCTATGAAGAAGGGTGACCTTCAAGCAGCGTATGGTAAGATGATGGGCGAAGACGTAGAGATTGAGGACGCTGAAGAAATTTCTGAAGCTCCACAAATTGAAGTCAATGTTGACTTCTCTCAAGATCTCAACGCATTGGTCGAGTCTGAAGCTACACTCAGCGATGAGTTTAAAGCTAAAACTGCTGTAATCTTTGAAGCAGCACTGAAGTCAAAGCTCAGTGAAGAAATTGAGCGCATTGAGTCAACCTACCAAGAGAAGCTGGCTGAGGAAACTATTGCTCAGAAAGAAGAAATGGTAGAGAAAGTTGACAGCTACCTTAACTACGTGGTTGAGCAGTGGATGGATGACAACAAAGTCGCTATCCAAACTGGTTTGCGTGCTGAGATTGCTGAGAACTTTATGAACGGCATGAAAGAGCTGTTTGTTGAGTCTTACATCGAAGTACCAGAGTCAAAGATTGACCTCGTTGACGATTTGGCAGATCAGGTTGAAGAGCTTGAAGAAGCACTCAACAAGACTACTGCCGACGCTATTGCTATGAGTGAGCAAATCGAACAGTTACAACGCGCTGCTATTGTAGCCGAAGCTGCTTCTGACCTTGCTGATACTCAAGCAGAAAAGCTGGGTTCACTGGTTGCTGACATCGAGTTTGATGACGCTGAGTCATTTACCTCTAAAGTCGCAACTGTTAAGGAATCTTACTTTTCAAAGACTTCCAGTGTAACGGAAGAAGTTGTAGAGGAGTCCACCGACGAGTCTGAAGCAACAGAAGTTGTTGAGTCATCAGCAACTATGGATCGTTACCTGAAAGCCATGCGAACTATTAATCGCTAATAACCTAAAGTCCATTCCATAAGGAGAACAAAAATGGAAATTTCTTATGACAAACTCGTCGAGAAGTGGGCTCCAGTACTGAACGAAGAAACTGCTGGATCTATTTCTGATCGACATCGCCGTAATGTAACGGCTCAAGTTCTTGAGAACCAAGAGCAAGCAATGATGGCAGAGCGCAACGATGGCTCTTTCCAACTGACTGAAACTGCTGCTAACGCTACTTCTGCAGCTGCTAACTGGGATCCAGTACTGATCTCTCTCGTACGTCGCGCCATGCCAAACCTGATGGCTTATGACCTATGTGGTGTTCAGCCAATGACTGGTCCTACTGGCTTGATCTTTGCAATGAAGTCTAAGTACAAGACTGCACGTGGTGCGGTATCTGTAGACGACGAAGCATTGTTCAACGAAGCGCAAGTACCATACTCTGGTGACTCTTCTGTCACTCAGACTGCTGGTCCTTCTGGCTTGTCTGGTCTTACTGACTCTAACGGTGACAGCTCTATCGATAACGATCGAACTGGTCCAACTGTTGGTGGTGGTATGCCAACGGCTGACGCGGAAGCACTGGGTAACACTGGTTCTGATTTTGCCGAGATGGGCTTCAGCATCGAGAAAGCAACCGTAACTGCAAAGTCACGTGCGCTGAAAGCTGAGTACACGATCGAACTCGCCCAAGACCTGAAAGCAATCCACGGTCTTGACGCTGAGTCTGAGCTCGCTAACATCTTGAGTACAGAAGTACTCGCGGAAATCAACCGTGAAGTAATCCGTACCATCAACAGCCAAGCTAAGACTGGCGCTCTCCAGTCTAACGTTGCTACCAAGGGTATCTTCGATCTGTCTTCAGACGCTGATGGTCGTTGGTCTGTTGAGAAGTTCAAGGGTCTGCTTGTTCAACTCGATCGCGAAGCTAACGTTATCGCTAAAGAAACTCGTCGCGGTAAGGGTAACGTAATGATCTGTTCTTCAGACGTTGCTACTGCTCTTGTTGCTTCTGGTCAACTGGACTACGCTCCAGCTCTTAGCACCCAACTGCAAGTAGACGACACTGGTAACACCTTCGCTGGTGTACTGAACGGTCGTATGCGCGTATACATCGACCCATATGCGGTTGCTGACTACGTGACTGTTGGTTACAAGGGTACTAACCCATATGACGCTGGTGTATTCTACTGCCCATACGTGCCTCTGCAGATGGTACGTGCGGTTGGTGAGGAAGACTTCCAGCCACGTATCGGGTTCAAGACTCGTTACGGCATGGCGTCTAACCCATTCGTGGGTAACAGCCCAGCTAACGGTCTGGCTTCTGCCAAGACTAACCAGTACTACCGCATCTTCCGCGTGGAC